TCACTATCGTGTACATGTAATTGTAATAATGCGTAATGGATAACTTTTAGAAGATCCTTACGCGCATCCTCCCTAGTTCCTTTTTTACCATAACGATTAGCATACTTATCAACATTACCCATACAGAAACCTGTACCATGACCTCTAGCAATAATAACTTCTGTTGATTGAAATTTATTTGTAGAGTAATGTCCTTGATAAGTTGAGTCAATGTATTCTCTTAACTCTTGTAAATATTTATCTTCACTAAACTTATAATCAACATGATTCAATGTTGTTTCACCAAATGTAATATCATCTACAGTGATAATAGGTTCAGTACTCATAGTAAGTGTGTCAATTGTAGGAGCCAACGGCTGGTTCATATCTATTCTCATTACTTCTCCCAGTAAAAAATGTGTGCTCCAATACGAGCAATACGGTTAAGTTTCTTTGACCAGAATGGTTTACTATACGTCGCATGATAATGTGTCGCGCCTTCAGTAATACCACGAAACTGGTTATGAATGTACATATCACGTGCAAACTTACGTGACTTTTCCCATACCTCTTCATTATGAGGTGTGTCTGATTTGCCGTCACAATACCAGCTAAACTGACAATAACGACTACCTTTTTTATAGCCTTGATATACAACGTCACAAACATTGTTTGGATAACGTGTACTTTCAACTCTATTTAAAACTACATCTGTCACTGCCATAGAATCTGCTAAGCTACGTGCTGATGTTTCAAAATATATATTAAGAGCTAAACATTCTAATTGTTGAGCTTCTTGTTTTTTCTTAATAGCATCGACTCCTGCGTATGCTACTGATGATGCGATAATAGTATTGATTAGTACTGCTGATATTAATTTTTTCATTCTACTGCCTCAATTATTATGAGACTATCATACCACAAATAAAAACAAATGTACACAGTTATTTTGAGTTATGTTTATGTGTGACATAATTATCACTCTAGACGAAGTGGCAAAGGCTCTGCTAAATACGGAAATATTTTAGTTATTGTTCGTCCGATTTCTTTTGCCAATTCCATATGTTCAAGTTGTGTCCCATTTGCAGAACGGAGCTCGATATAATGTATCCAGCTACGAATCGTGCCATTAACATAGAGTCTACTAATGGTGTTACCTTCTGGCAATACTGATCTTGCTTGTTCTTTTGCGATTCCATTTTTTATTGCCCAATCATAAGCCGCCTTGGCTTCTTTTATTACTTTGTTTTGTTTAGCTTGCCATTCCATAGAAAGCTTTGTATTATTATTAGCTATACTATTTTGACGATTTTTTTCGTCTTGAAGTCTCGCTTCTCGTATTACAAAAGAATTATCAAAAGAACGAATATCAGCGTAACGCTGGCTAAACTCTTGAAAGGAAAACGACCGATGCCTGAGGAACTGTCTCGCGATATCTCTTGTCGTTTCGACTTCGAGCGTGGCTGAGCACATTTCGAACGGTGACCAGTGTTTGTGTTTGATGAGGTAGTCAAGGAGTTTTGGCGCCGTTTTGGAGTTGACTTGGTTGGATGGGTTCGAGACACGGGCACAATACGCGACGATGTCTTGTAAGTCGTCGAGACCGACGATATCTTCTGGTGGTTGAGTGTAACCAATTAATCTTACCTTCAAAGTTTAAAGTCCTCGAATCTTTTATTCATTTCTGTTTTGTCATACACAGGAGTGTCATCTGTTAATGTTTGATTATTTTCATCAACGTCAAATAATCTCATCTTTGATCGATCGATGCCAAGAATAAATCTCTTTTTATATGTTGGATCATTATATCTATTCTTCAATTGTTTGACCATAATTTGACCTTGTTGTTCAAGTTCTTCTGTAGATACCAGAGCAAACATTAGATCCGCGGTTGCGGGTAATCCAAAAGACTCGGACGTATCTTCAAGCCCAACATCTGAGTTAGAGTAACCGCTACGTGTCGTTTGAGTTGCAGATAAGACCGGAACGTCAAATTCGACTGCCAAGCCTCTGAGTTCTTCTGCAATAGCTTTAACATAAGTATAAGAATTAATCGCACCGCCCATACCTTTCATACGTGAGGATGCACAGATATTAAGATAATCTATAAAGATAATATCTGGCTCAAATTTCTTTTTTAGTTTTAGTTCATTGAGTAGTGCACGAAAATGGCCAGAGTGTGCTGAACCGGTAGGATATTCTTTTACGATTAATCTGCCATTTGTTTGTTTAGCAAGTTGAGATACTTTCTGCGAGAACATATCTTTTGATAACTTATCTAATTGATCAATAGGAATATTAAGTAAGTTTGCATCGATACGTTCTGCGATACGTTCTTCTGCCATTTCCATTGTAATATATAAAACGTTTTTACCTTCAGTCAAAGCTGCAGCACTTACGTGACACATAAACAATGACTTACCCACACCCGTACCGGCCAGTGCAATGTTCAATGTCTTATTAGGCAAACCGCCTTTTGTAATTTTATTGAAATAGTCTAGATCAAAAGGAATACGTTCTTCTTCTTTATGATAAAACTCATATCGTTCACTAAAGTTTTCTATATAGTCATGGCCGATATTTGCGTCGAAATTAACTGCCAGAGCATCTGAAAGGATCTCTGGTAACGCATTCTTTGAGAGCGTTTGATGTTTACCATCTATAATACTGATAGATTCCATTACAGCATTATGTAAAGCTCTGTCTTGACACCACTTCTCAGTTTTATCAATTAGCCATTCATAATCTATTTCTTCTTTCTTAAATATCTCTGGCAATATTTCGACAGCATGTCTGTACTGTTCATCATTAAATATGTCAGATTCATCTAACTCAACTTTAAACGATTCTTGTGTTGGCAACTTATTGTACTTAGCAACAAACTTACCGACCTCTTTAAACAGTTGGCGATATACGCCTTCAAAATAATCATTATTAATAAAAGGCAAAACCTTCCGCATGAACTTATCATCCACCAGAAGGTTTCGCAATATAGTCTGTTCAATGTTTGTATTCAAAGCATTCCACTTTCTCGCATATTTTTACGGATTTTTGTAGCACTAATATCGTGAATATCTTTGCCTAGATCGTGTTGAGTAAAAGTATATCCAACACCACGACCATAACTTATATCTACAATGTTTGGCACTTCCATTATAACATATTCTTCGTTAACTGTAAACCCCTCTCGAGCTAATCCTTCAATAATTTGTGAAGATACAAAGTCAAAGCCAAATGGATTATCGTCTTGCGTCGCAGTTCGACCAGCTCCGGCATCTTCTCCTACGATACCTCCAACATCTCGAACCATGATAACAACCTGACCGGTTTCACCCAAAGCCTTTTTAAATAATTCTGTATGTCCTTTATGCCAAGGCTGCCATCGCCCTAACATTTGTGCCGTAGGTTTTTTAAAATCAAATGCCATATTAACTCACTGCTATTACAAATGCTATTAAACTAAAACCAATTATATTACAAATAAAAAGCTGTACTGGAAATTGTTTTAGTAAAGGTTTATGAAAATCCACAAGTCTTAAATCTAGTGGCATTCTCCAAGATTCTTTTTTACTCATTTTTATCTTTCATTATTAATTCGTCTTTACTTATAGCCATTTCAATGACGTCATGTAAAACTGCTCCACAAAACTCTTGAAACTGCTTATCTTCAACCGTTAATGAATCATCAGGACTTTCAATAATAGTAAAATTAAAATTGATTGCTTCTTCTGGACCGTTAATAGAAATAGCACCAAACTGTACAACAGTTTCAACATAAGGACCAGTTAAGACCCTTATGTTCCATGCTTGTTCGTTATCTGGAGCAGGTATTAATTTGTAGTCAACGCCTTCAGAAAGTTTATCTAAGTTTATCATGCTTCCTCAACTATTTCATCCATCGATACTTGTTCTTTATGACCAATCGTATATTGCTTTTTAATAAATTCTTTAAAATCGGTTTCAGCAAAGATAGGATCCCAGAATTCTTTTTCTAAGGTTTGGTCGTATCTAACTTTTCCACCAATTTCTCCAGTTCCTTGATCGACTCGTGCAAACCAGCCGTTTGCTGGTTTAGTGATATAAGAGCCTGCGAGAGCGACGTCAAGGAGTCCACTGTAATTACGAACACCACCATCCCAGCTAACAGTAATAGGAATCTTAGACTTTTCTTTAACATAACGTGATTTCTCCACATTGATTACAAAATGATAACCTTGGATCTCAGTACCTTTTTTATCTTGCTGACGGCCGAGAATCCATATATTGTCAGCTGAATAGTAAATGCCTGTGCCGCCAGAAACAATTGCTTTAGGAAATAAACCAATCTCTTGATAGGTATGATTGACAGCTAACATAGGAATATTTTTCATATTAAGATATGGCGTTGCCATACGAAACAAACCTTTAAGCGCTTTAGCTCTTGACATATCAGCAACTGATTTCTCATTCATAGCATCTTCTAATTCTTTCTTAGATGCTAAGTTACCAATAGAATCAATAACTACAATTACTTTATCGTTTCTATCTAATTCTTCAAGTTGACCAATTAAATCAAATTTAAGTTCTTCTACATTTGTAATAGGAGTATGAAGAACACGAGCAGTGTCAACTCCGAATTGATCAAAGTAAGCTTCAGGCGAACCAAATTCTGAATCATAAAATAACATAACAGCATCTGGATTTTGTTTTAAATAAGCTGATGCCATAATTAAAGCAAATGAAGTTTTAAAATGTTTTGATGGACCTGCAAGGACGGTGAGGCCTGGAGCCAAACCACCATCAACAGATCCAGATAATGCCACATTAATCATAGGCACATCTGTTGGAGTCATATCCTTTTCATTAAAGAATTTTGACTCAGAAAGAACCTCCGTATTTTTTAACTTTGAGTTCTTTTTGAGTTTGTCCATTACTGACATATGCGTCTCCTAATTTTTTTTATAATAATCTTTATACCAACTGATAAAGTTGCGAATACCGGTTTCAATAGAAGTCTTAGGCTTATAACCTAATCTTTTTATTTCTGTAATATCTGCTAAAGTATGTCGAATATCTGCTGGATGCATATCGACATAATTAATCTTTGCTTTGCGATCTAGGTTTTCTTCAATGAGTCTTACAAAACTCATGAGCGGAACTGATTCACCACTACCAATATTATAGATTTTATGATCATCTATTTTAAAAACTTTATCTATTAACAATTGTACACCATTTACGATGTCTTGTACATATGTAAAATCACGTGACATATCACCATGACCAAAAACTTCTATTGGTTCATCTCTTATAATCTTGTTCGTAAATCCATGAAGTGCCATGTCAGGCCGTCCATAAGGACCATACACTGTAAAAAATCTAAAGCCGATAGACGAACGTACGTTACTATGTTTGAACTGGCATTCATTAACATATTTACTCCAAGCATAAGGATTTAGGTGATGCGTAAAACTCATGTCTTCCATGAATGGCGGAGTTTGACCTGCATACACGCTTGATGAAGAAGCATAAACCACAGGAATATCTAGCTTCTCAGCAATATCTATAACGTTCTGCGTACCCATTATATTATTTTTTGTATAGACATCTGGTTGTTCTAACGAATGTCTTACGCCAGCCCATGCAGCTAAATGTATGATAAGATCATAACCTTCAACTACGTCTTCACTTAATCTTTTAACGCCAGGTTGAGGACCAATGTCGACATTTAGAATAGGAATATCTAA